TGTATCGTTATCTTTAAAATCTATATTAAATGTTGTTGCATAAATTTGTGATATGGTATAATCTGGATCGTATATATCTAAATTAACATTAAATGATGGCATAGATTGTATTAAAAGCCAGTTGTAAGTATCAAAATCCAAAACGTAATCTGATAAATTAATAAATCCGTTTAAACGTTCAAATGTACCATCTTGATTGGGTATGTAAACGTACCATAATTCTTTTGATTGTAATGATCCTTTATATGTTACAAATGAAACATTTGAACTTTGAGATATTGACGCACTATATAATATATCTTTCATAAATATATTTATATCGTCGGGATATGAATGAACTTCAACATCTTTATTAACCCAATTTTCAAAGTCTTTATAGACATACTCTTCTGATAAGAATAAAACTTCCGGATTATAACCAAATACAGTACAATTAATAGTATTAACTTTATCAACACTAATATCAATATCGTAATTTGTTAAAATTAAACTTTTAAATTTGAAATACATTCTATTTTTAGTTTCAATATCAATAAAATGCGTTGGGATTATAATTTCATTATTTAACCAATAATCCAAATCTAGATATTTAGGAATTAATGGTAAGTCTAATTTAAATTGTAATAGTAATGTTCGTTCGATTGATCCTAAATGTGCTCTAAAATCAGAGCGTTTTGCACCTTTTTGATTTAAAATCCAATCGACATATGCTTTTGTAAAATTTAATTCCGATGGCATTGAAAATAACGGCTTTTTATCAACTACTGAACATGGTACTGGATGATCATATACCGAAGATGTAAAATCAGAATAAGATGGGACACCCTGTAAAAAATCAAACGGAATTTGTTCGCGGGATTCCGTTGTTTCAGGATGCCATTTTGCTGAAAATGTATAATTAATTATCGGTAGGATTTCTTCTGACAACTTTGACACCTAACATTTCCGCTATTGCTAATTCGTCTAATCCTTGTTCATGTGCTTCAATTAATTTATCGGTTGATACATTATTTTGTCGTTTTATGTTTCCTTCATCATCTACAGAATATTCGTTATATATCATCATATCAAAAAGATAGTCTTTAAGTGGATGCCCAAACTCACCAGCTATTTCAGATGGGCGTTTTTGTAAACCATTTGATAAAGAAAAAATACTTTTAGAAATATCAAGTTTCAAAAAGCGCTCAACGCGCTCAATGAAAGGATGCTAAATCTTCCGGTAATACACCTGATACTTTTAATATCATATCGATAATTCTATTAATTTCGTATGGTGTTAATGGATTTTCAAGTGCATCAAAACTTTCGGTTTTCGACACATCTATTTTCACTGGACTTTTTGGATGACATGTGAGTAATTCTGGGAATCTTGGTATTAATATTTCAAAAAGCCATTTTTGCGATAATACTAATTTCGGCCTTCTGTTTTGTGATTGTGCCTGTGATAATTCTAATTGTTGTGCCTGAATTTTATCTAATATTTCAGCCGCATCTAAGAAATCAATTGGATCAATTTTTATTACAACTAAATCATCACTTTTGATTATGAAATATGTATTATTTGGTTTATGCATATCATCATAGTATTGAGTGACATCAATTTCTGCTAATCTTGCAAATACATCATCTGATGGTAAAACACTTGCATAAGCAATAATCTCATCAAGTAACCTTCTTAATTCATTAAATGTAAGTGGGTTACAATTCATTTTGTCAGGTGTATACGGAATGGGCGAATTTAACAAATCTATGTTAATTTCCAGACTGTCTTCATCTAATTCAACTATTTTCGGTAAATCGTTTAATATTTTCTTGGTTAAAGGTCTGTAAAATTCAGGTGCATATTCCATATAAATGTCAACTAATTCAGCTAAATATAATAAGTTATTTAATTTAACATTTAAATTTATAATATCTTCTTCTCTTGGAAATTGGATATTAAACATATTATTCATTTGATTTTGATTTTCGTTTTGATTTTGATTTTCTTCTTGTTTTTGGTTTTTCTTTCTTTTCATTTTCGCTTTCGGTTTGTCTGGATTGTTTGTCTGATTCTTCGGATTGTTTGTCTGAGTTTTTCTTGGCATCGATACCACCTATTTGAAAATTTATCGGGTTTTTAGTAAATGCGGTGAACATATAAGCCGTTAATAACGGAACAACATCACCATCTTCAAGTATAATTTCATAAATTTCAATATTATCCACATCTTTATTTATTAAATAAGGTTTGGGTGTGATTCGACTAACAGAATAAACAGTTTTTTCGATATTAGTAAATTTAAATCCAGGTCCTACGGTCAATTGTTTTGGATAAATTAAGGCAGGTTCGGATAACGATCCGACTTTAATACATGATGATTGACCTACTAATCTTACAGACTTAATACGACTTTCAGCGTGGCGCTTTCTTCCAAATCCAATATAAAATCCTAAAATTTTATCACCGGGTTTTAATTCTTCGACACGTTTATTCTTTATACCAGGTATAATTGTTCCTTTACCAATATATGTATAAACCATAATGTCACCCCTTTATTATTAATAACAAATTTATAATAATTGTATTTAAACCCGTTATCGATTAAATGATAAGACAATTGGCTGAATGAATGTATTAGTTGTTGGACTTTCAGTTCTTAATAATCGATGTACTTGTCCAACCGCATCAGAGATATCTTTTGAACTATTACGTGGGTGATCAACCCGCCGGTCATTAATAATTTCAATATCTTTAAGTTCTTTGTATAATGTTGGATGATATACGACTTTAACTTTCTGACTTTCTAAATCAAATTTGAAATTTTCATAATGTTGACGTGTAAGCCATTTGAAGTCTTTTATTAATCCCATTGATTCTAACGTTTGCTCTAATTCAATATACATATGAGTATCAACTCCAAATCGTGTTACATTAAATCTATTACAAATGTTATCTACAATATATGATAATACTTCCCTAGCATCCAATTCACCACCAACATCACCAGGTTTTAATTCTTTAATACCATCTACTACAATTTGATCATTTTTCCAATCATAATATCCGATAGCAATACCAAATGTATCTGATTTTATTGCAGGGTCAAGACCTAATACTCTTAATTTATCATCCGAATAGATATCTGACTCTAATGCATTATACATTTCGTGATCAAGTGTTATATTTCCTTTAAATAATTTTGTTCGTTTTGATGTTGTTACGACTGCATATGGATCTGCCGCAAATTTAAGTCTAAATGCCTCTTCAGAATCCGCCTCTTCCATTAGTTGCTCTTTTGTAAATGATGGATTTAATTCCCATGTCGAATAGTGAAATGCAATACCTGGTTTTAATTCATCCGATTTAATTTTTGAATATGTTCTAACAACTGGATCACCAGGATGATCAGGTGATGATAAAATAGCAAGTTTTCCAAATGTTCCAAAAGTCGAAGTCGAACCTTGAATATATGAAAATACACCTTCAAATGTATCAGGTCCAAATCCGCTATCTTTCCACTGTGCAACCTCATCTAATGCGGCAAACATAACGGTACGACCAACTGATGAACGTGTTGTACCTGGTCCAACCCATATATTAAGATTCTTTTCGAATTCTACTTCTTGACTTTTAATATTTGATTTATAATATGAAAAAAATTTTCCTTCTATTTGCGATTTAGTTACTAAATATTGGACTTTTGAAAATAACGTGTCTTTAGCTTGCTCACGCGATCCAGCGGCCATTGCAATACATGTAAATCCCATATTTTCTACAACGCGCCCTAATTTATCAAGAAGAAACTCACTAATATCATCTAATATAATAAACCGAAAGATTTGATATAACATCATAGAAGCAATAATTGTTGATTTACCCGCTCTCATCCCACACATTAGAGTTAAATATTTATATTTGTCAATACCGTTTTCATCCCGCTCATAATATTTATCTATAATTTCAGCTTGTTTTGGAAATAATTGTAAACCTAATTCTTGTTTAACAAACTCGGACGGTTTAAGAAAATATTTTAAAATATCTCGTGATGATAATGGACAATCGTACATATAAATCACCTCTGAAATTTAATATTGATGGTTATGAAATAGATTTAGTAACATTTGATCTGAAACGTATAACATATACATTTAAAGAACTTGATAATGAGAATAAATTACGATTACTCAATAAATGGCTAGGTGACAGTAAATGGCAGAAATAACATTTCAGTTAGATGATAGTTATTTACCAATTCCCATATATGTTGTTATATTAGATAAAGTTCCCCATATTGCAACGTCTCAAGATGTATTCAACTG